TGCTCGACATCGTGAACGAGCTGAAGGCCCTGCCCGATGGCTGAGCTGTGGGAACTACGTGAGAACGGATCTGAGCTGATCCCCGTAACCCGTTGGAACGACTAGGCTTTACGCCTGCGCATCACTTAATCTTGGTTAATTCAAAGTGTCTAAACCATTGATTTTCCTGTCGTTTTTGACCGATTCAACCCCCGGTTTTCCTGATTCGTTCTCCACGATCAGAGCGATTCGTGGGACCGGTGTGGGAACAGATCGGGGCTCTGTGAAGGATTGTTACGAACCCCTGCCGGAGCGGCCCCGTCGGAGGGATGATTGGCTCACGAGGGCAGGGATGCCCCGCCACCACCAACCAACGCAATTCATCGACCATGGGATACACGCTGAAAATCGGAGAAGCAGTGCTGTCTTGGAGCACTGACTTTGTTCAGGTTGACTGCAAAGTCGAACGCCTCGATCACGCACCTGCTTTTGGTGAACCAACCGATCACCAAAGCCAGCGGTGGCCCTCCTACACGGCATGGCACGACTCAATAAGCGCCTTGGGGCTCAAACATGTCATGTTCGATGAACGGAGTGGAGCCCCTGGCTGGTTTGAGCGCAACGGGGAAGAACGCTATCCGTTGATACCTAACCACCCCGGGGCCGCGCCGATCACCATTGAACATGTCGAAGAGGTCGAAGCCTGTCTTGCCGCCTACAAGGCCAAACATCCGGATCACATCGCCCAATACCCACCGCCGAAGCCCGACGCCAAGCCATTGTTAAAGGGCTCCGATTTTTACAGGGAAGAGGATGTTTCAGACGATCCTATCTACGATTCCAACCTCAAACGTGGCGAATGGCTTGCCTATTGGCTGCGATGGGCGGTCGAAAACTGCGAGCGTCCTGTTTTTATTAACTCCTAATCACCGCGCTAACGCCCATTGGCTCAATGGCTGAGTTGTCTACCGTGTCGCAGCGGTAAATCATCATCAGCCATCACTCCCAATACTTGCGGATCACCCGCAATAGTTGCGCTGAGCGTGGGAACTGCGTGGGAACAGAAGTTTGGAGGGTCGCTAAGTTGTTGAAATCAAAAGGGATTTTGAGCAGTTCTATTTAATCTTGGTTAATTCAAAGTGTCTAAACCATTGATTTTCCTGTCGTTTTTGACCGATTCAACCCCCGGTTTTCCTGATTCGTTCTCCACGATCAGAGCGATTCGTGGGACCGGTGTGGGAACGGATCGGGGCTCTTACCACCACCATTTCTCATCTAACGCATGACTGAACTCTCTCTCGCCGCTCAAGCGGTGCTGGATGGGGTGATTGAACAGTGGGATGCCGATAGGCGCCCTATTGCATCACCGTTGGCCGCTGCCGCTCTCCGCGTTGCTGCGGATAGAACGATGAGCCTAATCGGCGACATCTGCCATCCGAAGTACATGGAAGGCATCGAAGCAGCATCGAATTTCCTGGAGCGCATCGCCGCCGAGCTGGAGGGTCAGCCGGTGAATGATCAGATCGTTGCCCTGGCCCAGCCGGAGCCGGCGGACGGGCCGTGCCCGGCGGGTGCTGCTGGTGCCCAGGGCGATGGAGATCCTCGAGGAGCTGCGTGCGCAGCAGCCCCCGGATGGCGGGGAGTGGGTGATCGCTGGCGGCCGGCCGGGGCAGCCGCTGGGTGGCTACCACTCGCTGTGGAAGGAGCTGCGGGATGAGGTGGGTCTGGTGGACTGCCGGCCGCACGACCTGCGGCACACGTTCGCCAGCTACGGGCTGAGCGCGGGGCATGGCCTGGACGTGGTGGGCCAGCTGCTGGGGCACACCAGCCTGCAGAGCACGCGGCGGTATGCGCACCTGGTCGAGAACGCAGGGCGCGCGGCGGCGGCGCGGGTGAGCGACGACCTGGGAGTGTGACGGATTGTTGCGAGTGCGGGGCGGTGGGTTAGCCGCGCCTCTACCTTGGGCCCATCGGCAGGCCGAGCGCGCCGCCGACCCACCCCATCGCCCGGCATTGGCCGGTTCCCCCCATGTCCATCACCTGCATCGCCGCCTGGGCCCTCGCCCTCGTCCTGCTCCCCCTGGTGGTCCTCTTCTGGGCCACCGAGTCCCGCCAGCAACGCGCCCGCCGGTGGCGCCGCGACGGCCTCACCCAGCAGGCCATCGCCGATCGCCTCGGCTGTTCCCGCAGCACGGTGCGCCGGCTGTTGGCGGCTTGACCGCCGCAAGGAAAAGCCCCCGGTCCACCAGTTCCGGGGGCTCAGCAGTCCCTGCCTCAGGCTAGGCGAGCAGCTCGCGCGGATCCTGTCCTGTCGCCATCATCTGACTCAGCCGCTTCGCGCGCTGCCCAACCTGGCCGGCCCAGCGCGAGTCGAGCATCATCACCGCCGCCTGCTGATACTGCCCGGCCTGCACTGCCGCCAGCGTCCGCTTGAACGTCAGCAGCGTGCCCAGGCCCATGTTGAACGCCATGTCGATCAGCACCCGCTGCCGCACGTCATCGAGGTTCCCCGCCCATGGCAGCGCCTTCAGCAGCGCCGCCTGGGTGGAGCTGATGTCGTTGCTGAGCAGGTAGGCCGACTCCTGCGCCGTGATGCCGCGGTCCTCGAGGTTGCGGCCGACGCCGATCGTCAGTTTGCCGGCGGTGCACCGGTACGGCTTGAGCCGCTCGCCCTCGTGCAGCCGCAGCTGACGGATCAGGCGGTTGTGATCGATCAGCGCCATCAGCGGCGACCCTTGGGCGAGTAGGGGTAGGCCCGACGAGCGGCACTCAGCAGCAGCTGGAGCACACCGTTCGACTTGACCTTGGGAGCCAGCGACAGGCCCTCCGACAGGAAGAACAGGCCGAAGCCGATCAGCACCTCAACGTGCGCAGAATCCAGTTGCATGGTGACCTCCTCAGGTGATGGGTTGAGCAATGATGGCCCAGCCGTTGCCGGGCGCGTACCGGTAGCTGTTGCCTGATGGCACCACCTCCCACCGGCGGCAGAAGTTCTTGAACGAGTAGCGCAGCCTGGCGCCCCAGTTGTTGATGTAACCGCCGCTCAGCACGTCCATCTCGCCAAACGGGTCGTGGACGATGAAGTTGGTGGCGTCGTAGCCGATGGCGATCAGCCAGTGGCCGTCGCCGTAGAGGTTGCCGAGGCCGCCCTTGTGGATGCAGCCGAGGGGCACCGGGATCCCCTTGTCGATCTGCGCCTTGACGTCATCGATCCCACAGGTCTGGTCCAGGTGGGCGGTTACGCCATAGTGCGCCAGCGCCTTGATCTGGTTCGGGGCCTCGGTGGTGTCGCCATAGCGCAGCACCCGACCCAGGTAGGTGTCGTCGCCGTTCGGGCCCTTGAGCGTCCCCGGCTTGAGGGTCTCCAGGAGCATGGCGCAGCTGGAGCTGAAGCACATCCTGAGCGCGTGCGCGGTGGCCGAGTCGCGCTGGCTGTAGTAGGGCACCTGCAGCGGGTTGCTGAGCGTGCGCGGCTGCTCCTGCTTCCCCGCCCCCTGCCAGGTCTGATACCAGCTGGCGTCGCGGCGCTTCAGGCTGGCCGGCACCGCCTCCCAGAACTGCTGAGCACCGGCCCGTTGATGAGGGAGGCCTTTCCAGTGCTCGAAGAACGGAACGATGTCAGGGAGCAGCCCCGGTTCTTGAGTCATGGCTGCTGGCCTCAGCCGGTGGTCCACCGAAGTGTAGCCGGGCCCCAACTGCCGACCACAGCACCGGTGCAATCAGGCTGATCACCACCGCCAGGATGACGCCCTGGGCCACGCGCTTCTCTACCTCGACCAGCCGCTTGAACGCATCGGCCAGGTCTGTTCGCTTCTCCGCAACGGACACCATGACAGCATCGAGCTTCCCCTCCAGGGCGCCGAGCTTGTGGTAGATGTCTCCGTGCGAGACCTCGTGCTCCGGCATAGTGGGACCCCGATCCATGCAGGTTACTTCAGCCGCCAGTATTCAGGAGTGCGCCCGTAGTAGCTGGTGTAGCCACTCGGCCGTGCAACCCAGCTGAAGGTCCCCTTGCTGGAGCTGTTGCTGATGATCGATCCATCGTTCTGCACGATGCCGATGTGGGGATAGGGCGGGTTGCCGTTGTCGCGCATGATAGCGATGGCGCCAGGCTCGGGCCCTGATAGCAGGGTGCCGGCGCCGCCCGCCAGCGTGCTGCGCACGGTGGGGACGTAGTTGCTATTGCCCCACGGCGGAGTAATTCCTGCGCCCCTTAGTACCTTGTTGACGGCATAGACGCAAGCGTTGTTGCCGCCGTCTGGCCCGCCCCTGGTGTTCATCCCCCTGGCGCCGGCCGCGGCCTTCGCCAGCAACGCAGCCTTCTCGGTCGCCGGCTTGCCGTTGTTCGCTCCCTCCCCGCTGGCCCAATCCGTGTTCTCCTCACCCTGGGTGCCGCACTCGACCCGGGTGGTGAACCCTCCGCCGGCCAGCTCATGCACCACCTCCTTGATTAGCCAGGTGCCGTCCACCTCAGCGCGGAAGCCGGAGAGGGTGATGTCGCCGTCGGCATTCAACTCCGGCCGGCCGGGCGTCGTCACGCTGATGCGCACCTCGCCGGACTTGAGCGCCTCGAGCTTGCTGTCTGCAGCCTGCTTCGCTTCCTCCTCGTTGCGGAACAGCTGCTTCTCCTCGAACACCGGCAGGGGGCCCCTCTGCCCTGAGGTGTGCACCTTCTCCTTGTTGGTCTCCCGGTCCAGGTACTTGACCTTCACCGCGTCATAGGCCCCACGGTTCTTGAGCGTGGCCCGCCATTCGGTTGCTTCGGTGGCCTTGATGCTGAAGCTCCCGCGCGTGCCGCTGGGGACACCGCCGAGGGTGGTGTTGGCGCCCGCGCGCGCGGCGTCCAGATAGCGGCGGTATGCACCGGAGCGGTAGACCGACCAGGCGCCGAAGCCCTGCTGCTGGTAGATCGCCCGTGCTGCCCTGGCGTTGGTCGCCGGGTCGTAGAGCTGCTCATTGCCCGACAGACCCAGCTGGCGGCGACGCTCGGGCCCCAGGCCGCCGATCATGTTGATCTGCCACAGGCCATAGCTGAGGTCGGGCGGCTTGCTGTTCAGCGCCCGCACCTTGCCACCGGATTCCGCCATGGCGATGGCGCCCATGGTGATGGCGTCGTTGCCGGTGAAGCCTGCCTGACGCGCGAGGGCAACGGCCTGGCCGGCGCTGATCCGGCCGGAGATGTTTGGCACCGGGCTGGCGCTGCCCTTGCCCCTGGGGGCCACGATCAGGGTGCCGTCAGCCGGTTTGATCGTCGCGCCGTACTTCTCCGCCAGGCGGGTGAGGAAGCTCTGGTCGGACTCGCTGGTCTGATCCTCATGCTTCACCTTCACGTCGCCCAGCTTGCCCTTGAGCACCAGCTGCAGGCCGTTGCGCTTGGCGATCTCCTCGGCGATCTTCCCCAGGGTGGTGTCATGCCAGCTCTGGGAGCGCTGCTCCTTCACCAGCTCGGGTGCGGTCTGAGCAGCAGTGGCCTTGATCACCATGGACCGGGGGCCGTTGCTCAGGTCCACCTCATCGACGGCATAGCTGCCCATGTAGACCGGTGCCAGGCCCTCGCCGCGATAGCCCAGCCACACCTTCAGCCAGGCGCCAGAGCGGGGCACTGGCACCTGAGCAGCGCGATCGTCGAGCGTCACCTCCAGGCTGTCGGATTGCTGCCCGGCCTGGTCGGTAATGCGGATGGACAGGAGGCGATCGGCAATGATCCCTGTGAGGTCTGCGCCATCAGCCTCCAGGCGGAAGGCGGGGGTGCTCATGGATCCCAGATCCTGAGGGTGGTGGTGGTCTCGGGGTCGGGCAGATCAGGCAGCTGGATGGTCAGCCCCTCGGGCAGCACCGGCATCAGGTCCGCCAGGTTGGGGTTGGCCACCATTACCGCCTCGACGGTCTGCTGGGTCCGGCCGTAATACCGCCAGCAGATCAGGTCGAGCTCATCGAACTGGCGGGTGACGTAGAGCTGGCTCATCAGGTGCCAGGTGCAATGACCGGGATAGCGACGAGATTGGTCGTGAAGCCGTCTGTGCTGTTGAACAGGTCGGCGCCCGTCTTGGTGACCCCGTTGTGGGTCCAGCTGTTGTTGGAGTGCAGGGCCTGGACAGGACGGTTGAGCAGGATGGGTGGCGTGGCCGATGGGCCGTTGACGAACACTGCATCGAAGATGAGCATCGGGTCGTAGCTCTGGGCGTTGACTGCCGTGCTGCGGATAGCCCAGCCGGTGTTGGTCCAGCCGGAGACGTAGACGTCCTGGATGGTGATGTTCCGGCCCCTGGGGCGGGTCAGCTCTGCGGCGTTGCGCAGGTAGAACGCCCCGGAGCCGACGGAACTGCAGCGGCGGATGGACTGGTTGGGCCCGGTCTCATCTTCCTTGATGTCGAGCTCGCTGCTGCGGAAGAAGCGGCAGTTGCGGATCAGCGCCTGGCCCAGGCGGGTGTAGACGCCCACGGTGTTGTCATAGAAGAGGCAGCCATCGACGTTGATCATGAAGTCGTTGGACCGCCAGACCACCAGTGCGTTGCCAGCGTTGATGAAGACGCAGTTGCGATAGGCGGAGGATTCCAGGTGCATGGCATCGTTGGCCCTGTTCTGAACCGTGCCGCTGCCTTCTGCGGTGCAGTTGATGAAGGCCTCGTACATATGGAGGAACTTCGACTCAGCGCGGCCGTTCTCGGTGTGATGGATGAAGCCGCGTGCGGCAACGTTCCGGCCGTTCCAGATGATTCCGATGGACGAGCTGACGCCGTTGGAGTTGGAGCGGAACATGGTCCCGCCACCGCTGCCGTGCCACTCAATGATGGTGTCTGCCCCGTGGCCACGGATGTTGACCCTTGTGGGGACAGTTGTGCTGAGGCCTTGGGTGGGATGGATGGTGCTGGTGATCTTGTAGGTGCCGGGCGGGAAGTAGACGGTGCTCCACTGCGAGCTCGCCTCCCTCACGGCATTGCAGGCGGCCAGGATCGCCGCGGTGTCATCCGCAACCCCATCGCCGACCGCATCCACGCCTCCATTCACGCTGGAGGGCAGGTTCTTGACGTTGAGCCAGTCGGAGCGCGGCTGCCACGCCAGCACCGGCAGCATGGCCGCTGGTGTCGTCGGGGTGATGAGCTGCTGGCTAGTGGGCAGCGGAAAGGTGTTGGCCTCGATGTTCTTGTTCAGCAGCAGATCGAGGCGGCCCAGCTCGCGGAAATCATTGAGGGCCCGCGCTGCCAGCGTGAGGGTGTCACCATTGGTGACATCGGGGACAACCTTGCTGGCCGCAACCGTAGCGCCTGGATTCCAGTTCGCCAGCATGTGGCGCGAGACGTTGGCGCCGCCTTCGATCACGGGTTTGGCGGCCTGATCACCCTGCGTGTAGGTGTTGCCCATGAGCAGCACGTTGATCGGCGTGGTGCCTGAGCAGACCGTCTTATAGGCGGTCTTGTTCGGGTCGCCGTTCGGGTCGCCGTTCGGGTTGGGGATGTTGTACTTCGAGAGCACATGCGCGAGGGTGCCGCGATAGTTGTTCGTCGTGATGTAGGTCTCGTAAGGCGGCGTCGACGTGGTGGTTTTGCCGCTGTCCGTTCCGGCGCCATCAACACGGCAGGCGCTGACGGTGACGCGCCCCTCGGGCAACGCAGACGAGCCAGACAGCACCAGGTAGGGGGTAGAGAGGCGCTTGTCGTCGCTGGTGTTGGCCGTCCGCAACTGCTCGATGTAACCGTCGCTGACGACGACGGAGTGATTGTCCTCCACCCGCAGGGTGGTGTAGCCGTTGATCATCCCGAAGAAACCATTGCGCCAGGCCTGCTGGCCCCGGACCCGCACGGCGCCCCATCCCTGTTGACCGTGCGTGGTCAGCAGGATCCGGGCGTTGGAGCAGTTGTCGAAGCTCGCCCCCTTGGTCTGAGTTAGCAAGTAGGTGGCCGTCAGCACTGAGCTGGCGTTGAGGTTCCTGGCCTCGAATGCCATGCCACGGGTGCCAGTAAAGCCATAGGTGGTGTTGTCTGAGGCGTTGACGAACTCGCTGCCCCACCCGTTGAACAGCACAGTGTCGTAGTGAATGCGCGAAGGGGTGGTGCCGTTACTGCTCTCCTGGCGCACAGCAAGGGACAGCTGATTACTCTTGTGCCTGATGTCGATGAACTCGACTCGAACATTCTGAGGATCAGTGATGAGCAGCACTGGGCTGAGATTCTCGCCAGACCCTTGAATGCTTGACAGGTACGCGCCAGCGCCACCAATCGAGTAATTCCCAGAAAGGGCCAGAATGGTTTGGGTGACGAGATAGTTGCCCTTCGGGAAGTAAGCGAGGGCGCCATTGCCGGCGGCCCGTGCAGCATTGATGCAATCCTGCACCGCCTTGGTGTCGTTCGTGACGCCATTGCCCACTGCGCCGTAGGCCTTAGCGTCGAACACCTGGGAGGGGACGATGGCATCGGGCAGCGGGATTGCTCCCACTGCCGGCGGAGGAGGCGGAGGCGTCACACCCTCAGAGCCGTTGCGATACCGGAGGTCATCGAACAGACAGGTGCCGGTCTGCACCCCAGCGTTGGCCGTGCCCATGCCGCCGACCAGCAGGCCAAAGGCGGTGAAGGTGGCAGCGCCGGCAGCGATCGACAGGTTGACGGCCTGGCCGGCGAGTGTGCCGACCAGGGTGCCTGAGCCATCAGCTCGGCCGGTCCAGAGCAGGTCAACGCTGTGCGTGGTGTTCTGGGCCAGGTTGATCACAGGGCCTGCTATGCCACCAGTGCCGAGCACCTTGACGATGCCGCGGAATGGGTTGGATGCGCCGCCGCTGGGCTCAGCGAACTCGATGCCCAGGAACTGGGTCGGGGGTGAGCCGGAGACGAGCGTGGCTGGGTTGAAGTAGCCCAGGTAGAACGACCCATCGAAGTCCACGTTCGAGAGGCGGAAGCTGCCCGCCAGCCGCAGGGTGTTGGCGCGGGTGACGGCAGCGATGTTGGTGTCGGCGTAATAGGCGAAGGCGGAGCTGCGCGCGAACACACCACCTGCAGCGCCGGCCGTGCCGCTGACCGCGCTGGAGTTCTGCCACCCGAACGAGTGACCGGTCGCGGCATTGCCAACTCCTGTCCAGCCGTTGTCGGTCGCGGACTGCTGAGTGGTGAACGGCTCCACGATGCTGGTGTCAGGCTCGGCTTCGGGCTCCGGCTCCTCAGGCTCCTCAGGCTCCTCGGGTTCCTCCGGCTCCTCCGGCTCCTCGGGCTCTACAGGAGGCTCGGGAAGCGTGCCAGTGTTCTCGACCACCTCGACGGTGACCACACCAGCTGGCACGAAGGTGACCACTGAGCTCACGTTGCGGAACGAGACCAGCACCTGATCAATGAGGCACTGATAGGCGACCTTGACGGCAGTGGGCAGCAGCGCCGAGTAGGAGGCCCGGTCGACGAAATCAGCCAGGGCGACGCCAGCTGCTGGAATCACAACCTCACTGACTTGGCCCGGCTGAAGCGATCGCCCGGTCACGGCGGAGGTGAACCGCAGCACCGCCGGTGCGGGGCCTGGAGGGCCAGTGATCGCACTCAAGGCCACCAGGTTCAGCCAGGTGGTGTCGCCCACGTAGCGCCATTGGATGTGGGTGGCGCCAGCCTGCAGCTGGATGTCCCGGCCGGGCGCCCCTTGCTGGCCAGGGTTACCTTCAGGGCCAATGAGCGAGCTGAGCGCGACGAGGTTGGTCCAGGTGGCGTCTCCGACGTAGCGCCACTGGATGTGCGTGATGCTGTTGCGCAGCTCGATGTCCCGACCAGGGGGGCCGGGCTCACCTGGGTCGCCAGGGGGCCCCGGCTGCTGCTCAACATCGCCTATCGCCTGCTCGATCTTGTCGAGGTTGGTGTCGTAGTCGGCAGCGGTAAGGCGCGATCCTTTTGTTGATCGCCGAATCAGATTCAGATTCATTCGAAGAACACTCCAGGATCGAAAAGATCATCGACAAAAGGTGCTCGTAGCGTCGCAAGTTCACGCACGACGTTAGTAACAGCTGGATCGATGTCGAGGATCGAACCCAGTGTAGCCGCACGCTGAAGCAGGGAGCGCATAGCGTTGGCGTCCTGCGGCGGCACAACTCCAGCCGCTGTCAGGCTGTCGATTCCGAGGACACGAAGCGGCTCCAGCACTGCCGCCATCGCTGCAGCGCCACGGCCGGTTGCGAATGCCTGAGCGATGTTGACCGGATCGAAGCCGAGCGACTCCCAGCCGATCGCCGCCTGCGGGGTAAAGCCATTCAGCCCGAAGGTGCGCAGCACGGTGTTCACCTGGCTGCCGGGGGTGGTGCCGGTGCCGCCGATCGCCGCCAGCTGGCCCAGGTTGAAGCCGGCCTGCTGCGTCGCCTGCTGGGTGAGGCCCTGCCACTGGAAGCTCTGCGCCCAGTCGAGCGAGTTGAAGGCTGACCCTGCTGCGGTGAAGTTGGTGGTGGGTGTGGCCGCGGCCTTGACCAGGGCGGTGACGCTGAGCGGCGAACCCTTGGCGCCTGGGTTGTCCTCGCCGTAGCGCACCAGGCGGATGGAGAAGTCGATCTGGCGGGCGTCACCACCAGCAACGAACAGCGACCGGCCCTCGCGGATCGAGACGATGCACCACCGTCCAAGCACCCGGCCGCGGCCGTCGTTCAGCATGTAGGGCTCGCCGCGCTCGGCCATATCGCGCAGGGTTTGCATCGTGCCCTGGCGGCCGGAGAACCCGGGGTAGAGCACGCCATCGAGGGTGATCTCCTTGGTGCCGGGGCCCAGCCACTGGTTGGCTGGTTCGCGCAGCAGGCGGTCCTGCTGCTCCCAGCGGTAGGCGTCGTTGCGATCGACGGTCTGGGGTGAGCCGTTCGGCAGGTTGAACTGGAACGAGCCCAGCTGATAGAGCGGGAGGCTAGTCATTCAGCAGCACCCGGTGAGCGGATTCAATCTCGCGCTGGATGTCGACGAAGGCGAGCTGCACCTGGCGGCTGATCTCCATTGCATCGGCCGTCGCGCCCACGTTGATGGTGACGGGGGCATGGACGGTGATCGGTGCCGCAGCGCGGCGGGCCGAGGGCGCCTGGATGGGCGCTGGGGTGAAGGCCTGCTGCGCGGCCGAGGGCGCCTGGATGGGCGCTGGGGTGAAGGCCTGCTGCGCGGCCGAGGGCGCGGCCATGGCCGGCTGGCCGGTCGCCATGATGGCTGCCATGGCGCCGGCTGTAATCGGCCGGGCGATGCGGGGGATGATCGCCCCATCGAAGCCGGGCACGAACAGCTCCCGGCGGCGCTCCCCGACGATGTAGGGGAAGCCCGCGCGCACGGGCCCGCCCATCGCCCGGCCGGGTGGGGTGGCCGCTGCCCCGCCGCCGGAGCTCTCGCCGCCCCCGCCACCGCCGACCATCGAGCCGATGCGGGAGATCGCGCCGCCGACCCAGGAGAACAGGGCGCCGGCCCTGGCCTTGAGGCCGTCGAGGATCGTGCCGATGATCCGCTGCCCGATGCCCGAGCTGGTGAACAGGTTGATGATCTGCCCGGGGATGGGAGAGATCAGCGCCAGGATGCCGGGGCCGAAGCGGGCGAACCCTTGGATCAGCTGGGAGATCAGCCGCTGGAACAGGGAGGTCATCCAGCCGTACCAGGAGCTGAACATGCCCTGGACGCCAGCGATCATCTGGCCGAAGCCGGCCTGGATCTTCTGGGTGTCGCCGGTGAACACGCCGACCAGCACGCTCCAGGCGCCCCTGAGCACACCGATGAAGCTGGCGAAGGTGGCGCCGATGCCGGCCAGTGCCGCGTCGACGCCAGCACGGAACCAGTCCACCTTCTGATAGGCGAAGGTGAAGGCAGCGCCGATGCCGATCACGCCGGCGACGATCGCGGCGATGGGCCCGGCGGCCACCGCCAGCACGGTGCCGATGCCGGCCAGGGCGGGGAAGGCTGCAGCCGCTGCGCCGAGGGCCGTGCCGATCGTGCCGATGGCGGAGACCACCCCGGCGATGATGGGCAGGGCGACGACCAGGCCGGCCAGGCCGGCGCCGATGACGGTGATGCCGGTGGCCAGGCCAGGGTTGGCCGCGACCCAGGAGGCGATCCCCTCCGCGATCGGCGTGATCACTTCCGCCATCCGGGTGAGGGGCGGTAGGAGGGCGTTGCCGACGGCGATGCCCAGACGCTGGGCTGAGTTCTGGAAGCTGGTCAGCGTGCCCTGGAAGGTGGCCAGGCTGCGCTGGAAGTCCTTGTCGACAGTGCCGGCTGCGGCCGCGCCGCCAGCGTCGGCCTTCAGCTTCTCGTACTCCTTGCGGTACTTCATTAGCGACATCAGGGCCAGCTTGGCCTCCTTGTCGCCGAAGATCTGGCTGAGCTTGAAGACGTCGCCGCCGGTCACCTTCTGCAGCTGGTCGAGGGCAGCCTCCATCGGGTTGATGCCCTTGGCCTTGGCGTCGTTCAGGACCTTCTCGATGTCGACGCCGAACTTGGAGAAGCGCTTGACTGCATCGGGTGCGGTCAGCTTCAGCATGGCGTCGGTGAGGCGGGTGGCAGCCTGGCCAGCGTCGGGCGCATCCTTGCGCACCATCTGCATCATGGCCGCCAGCGACACGGCGCCCTTCTGGCCCTGGATGCCGAGGCTGCCGGCGGCCGCGGCGATGGTGGGCATGAACTGCGCCATGTCCCGCAGCTCGAACGCGCCCTGCTTGCCGGCGAATGCCAGCGCATCAAAGGTGGCCTTGAGCTCGGTCGGGCGGATCTTCAGCGCGTTCTGCAGCTGGAAGCCGGTCTTGGTGACGTCGAGCAGGTCGGAGTTGGTGGCGGTCGCCACCTTGCCCAGCGACTCCATCGAGGCGACGGCATCCTTCAGCTCCAGGCCCTGGGCAACCAGATCCTGGATGCCGGCCGCCAGCTTCTCCGGCGCCAGGTTGGTGAGGTTGCGGCTGCTCAGCCGGAGCAGCTCGCCAGACAGCGCCTTCAGCTCACCCTGGCCGATGTTGGCGGTCTTGCCGATGTCGCTCAGGATCAGCTCGAAGGATGCCGCCTGGCGGATGCTGGCGCCAAGGGCCACGCCAATGCCAGCCGCGCCGACAGCGGCTTGCTGCCAGAGGGCGTTGTCGAACATGCCCTTGAAGCCCTTGCGGCCGGCGGTTGCCGCGTCGTTCATCGTGCGGTTCACGTTCCGCCCGAAGCCGCTCACCTGCATCTGAGCAGTGCGCAGGCTGGCGCCGAGACTGGCGGCGATCTTGCCGCCGATCTCGACCGTGATCTTCTGCGCGCCGCCGCCGATCATGTCCCCATCGCCTCCGCGATCTCATTCTGTACGGACTGGGCGGATGCGAGCCAGGCCCAGAAGTCGGCCAGCTCCATGTCCAGGATCTCGGCCAGGCCCCAGCCAGTCGCCTTCGCCAGGATTACAACGGCCCGGCGAAGGGACTCCACTGCTACGACCTGGCCGTTCTGAAAGCCACGACCTGGGCCTCCAGCTTGCTCCAGCTGGCGTCGTCAAGCTGCATGATCTCGTCGACCGGCACCTCGCAGAGGTTGGCGATGAGATGGACAGCCTGCTCGCCTTCGTTGGTGCTGGCCTTGGCCGCCTCAACGCGATCGCGGACCTTCGGCCGGCGCATCACCAGGAAGTCGACCTCGACACCACCGATCATCTCGGGGAAGTCGAAGACCACCTTGGCGGTGCCCTCAGGACGCTTCTTGCTGCTCATCGATTAGACCCCGATTGCTTGGCGGATGGTGGCCAGCTGGTCCACGCCATTGATCCGGCGGATCATGTTCACCTTGTCGATCTCCACCAGCTCGCGGCCACCGACGGTGAGCTTGTAGTAGCGCAGGGCGTAGGTGAACGTGGGGCTCGACTGATCGCCGGCCTTCCAGTCACCCTTCTCCACCTGCTTTACTACGCCGGTCATGTTGACCACGGCAGGCACAGCGGCCTCGCCATCACGACGCATGGCGCCGCGTGCGGTCATCTGCGTGTTGGCCGATGCCAGGCCGTAGAGGGCGATGACGTCGGGGTTGTACTCGAACAGCACGAAGGTGCCCTCCAGCTTCTCCATCCCCATGTCGAGCTCCACAGGGGCGTCCATGCCGCCGCCGCGGAACTCCTCCATCTTGGTGGTGAGGGTGGGCAGGGTGAGGGTGTCGATGGTGCCGGCCAGGCCCTGGCCATCGACGAACAGGCTGAAGTTCTTCAGTACGCGGGGGATCTGGGCCATGGGTCAGTCCTCGATGGGGCGATGGGTGGATCAGACGAACAGGTCGGTGACGTAGCTGTTCACCAGGTGGGAGCGGAAGGTGACCCGCTCAGCCGGGAACGGCGGGGTGAAGTCGAAGTCGAAGAACACCTGGCCGTTGCTGATGCTCACCGGGGTGTTCAGCTCAGGGTCTACCCAGACGTCGCCGCCGAGGATGGCGCCACGTGCCTTGAGGCTCCGCAGGTACTCGCGCACGCTCTCCTGCACCTCCTCCAGGTAGGTGGCGGTGATGCAGCGGTCGACGGCCCACAGGTGGCTGCGGAGGATCGACTCGTTCACCATGTCGGCGGTGCGCCGCACGGAGAGGAAGGCGTACTTCGGATCGCTGGCCAGGGTGCGGTTGCCCCACAGCCTGAAGCCCTGCTCGCGCACGATCGTGGCGATCTTCTGTTCGTTGAGCAGGTTGGCGCGAGAGGTGTAATCGCCCAGGGCGAAGTCGATCGCCCGGCTGGTGCCCTCGATGCCGTTGATCTCGTTGTTCGAGGGGGACCACCAGAAGCCCCGCTCGTTGTCCACCTTGTTGATCAGGCCCGCGACAGCGGGGGAGGCGGGAACACTGGAGCCATCGCGCAGCACCCAGGGGTCCACCACGTAGATGCGGTCGGAGCCGAAGTCGTCGGCGATCTGGATGGCGTCCGCGTCGGTGGTGTTGGGCCCGTCAGCGATGATCACCGCGCGCAGGCGCTGAGCGATGCCGACCATCTCGGCCAGCACCTGAGAGCGGACGGTGCCACGGGTGACGGTGCCAGCCACGGCCTGCACACCGCCAGCGGGAGGCGCGGCGATCGTGACGGTGGGGTTGGTGGCGTAGCCCTTGCCCGGGTTGGTGATGGTGAAGCTGACCACCTTGCCGGCATCGCCGCCGGTGCCCAGCACCGCAACCGCCGTGGCGCCGGAGCCGCCGCCGCCGGTGATGGTGACGGCCGGGGCGGTGGTGTAGCCCGAGCCCTGGGTCTGGACGACGATCGAGAGGATGCCGTTGCTGGTGCGCTGGTGGGTGTAGCCCGGTGCGCAGAGGATCCGGGGGGCGAAGCCCACGGCGTTCTCAGCAGCCATGAAGGCGTGCACGCCCTCATAGGCGCCGGTGGTGCCATCGATGCCGCCCACCACGTTGTCGATGATCGCGCCCTCGTCTGCACCGTCGACGCGCACCACCACGACCACAGCCCCGGCCTGGTCGTAGATCAGGTCAAGCGCCGAGGGCAGAGTGCCGGTCTCACCGATGCCGGCCATCTCCGACCGGCGGGTGACGAGCACCGGGGTGTTGAGCGGGAACGCTTGGGCGTCAGCGCCAGGAGCGGTGCCGATCACGCCGATCACCGAAGATCGAACGGTCTGGATCGGCCGGGCCCCAGTATCAATCTGGAGAACCTCTACGCCGTGAAGGAAATTGGTGGTCATGCGGAGCGGTCCTCCTGTCGGGTTGATTCTAGGGTGAGCTGATTCAGCGGATGATCAGCAGGCTGACGCTGGCCGAGTCGTGCCCAGCCGGGGCAGTTTGGTTGGTGGAGCCGACCAGGATTCGCAGGGCATTGGCGGTCTTGGTGGTCGGTGCCAGCAGGTTGCCGGCGGCGCGGATGTTGACCACCGTCTTGGGGTTGTTGGTGGCGACGCTGTTGCCCATCCCCACAGCGGCATAGTTTTCATCAGCCAGGGGCGTGGCGAAGTTGATGCCGTAGTCGCCGTCGCCGCAGTCGGCAATGCTGGCGACGTTGTTGCCAGCGCCCACGGGGCAGCGTTTCAGCACCGCGCTGCCGCTGGTTGTCGCGCTGCTGGAGGCCGTGACCGTAAAGGTGCCGGTGGTTGGCACGGTGGCGACGATGAAGGTGTTGTCGGTCGCCGAGCCAGAGGTGAAGTCGAGGCTGACAATGTGGCCCACCTGCAGACCATGGTTCGCCAGGGTCAGTGTGATGGTGGTGCCGGACTGGCTGTAGGTCGCGGTCTGGTTGGCCGCGGCCGTGCCGTTGAAGTGCACCCAGGTCGGGGCGAACCTCAGCGACGGATGCAGGTCGTCCTGCGTGATCGACTCGTCTTGGATGTCGGCTCCTGTGAGTGTTTCGTCCTGAACAATCTGACCGGTGATCCTTTGCAGTGGCATGACGGGAAGGGTTGAGGGGCAGGGTTAGATCTCAGCGCTGCCACTGATGCGCACGCGCGCCTCCGTGGTGGCATAGGTGCCCACCCTGAAGGCATTGACGCCGACAGCAATCATGGTGCCACCGCTGCCATCGAGCACCTCCTCGACCTGGATGTCCGGGGTGGTGCGCTTCTTCGTGGCCCACTGGCCCATCACCCGCAGGCCGCTGGCCGGGATCGCATAGTGGGTCTCCTCGTAATAGCGCTGGCAGAGATCGAGCTCCACGCCGAGCGGCCGGCGCTCGAATGGCGTCGGTGCCGGCCCAGGTGCAACCTGCACCTGGGCGATGTCGAACGTCCCTGACTGCTGCCCCAGGCTGGCGGTGCGGGCGTTGAAGGCAGAGCCGGCATCGAACCAGATCAGCAGCTCCAGGCTGGTGTCGCTGTCGTTGCCCAGCGCCTTGTTGGCGATCGAGGGAACCTGAGCCGTGACGGTCACCAGCTGCCAGTCGGTGCTGAGCGTGGTCTTGGTGACGCCGATGCCAGTCACTAGCAGCGTTACGAGGGTGCCGAACTGCTGGATCAGCTCGACAGCAATAGGCCTGGCCGCATCAGCCTTGGCCTCGAAGGTGATCGTGACGGTCTGGCCGGCGAAGGTGCGGACGTCTTCGATCGCCTGGCGGAGGTAGCAGCCGTTGCTCGCGCCAGCGGCGGAGGTCACTACCACCCGGCAGAAGTGGCGGGGGTTGCCCGGCACTGCCGTCTGCCCGAGGGTGAAGTCCTGGCGGCTGGTGTTGTGGGATGAGCCGATCACCACGGTCTGCCAGCGATCAGCTGCGAACCCGCTCTGGCTGCCGCTAAACGATGTCCGTCGCTGCCAGACGTCGAAGTTGCCGTTGATGATCGCGTTGCGGAAGCCGGAGAACGCTCCGCCCTCGAATGCCAGCTTGGGGATGGTGACGGCATCGTCGCGCAGCTTGGGCGTGGTGATGGTGTCATCCGCCGGGGCGCCGGCCGATGCAACCGACAGCGCCAGCACCCGCACCTTCGCGCCCGTGCCCGGCGCCTCGGAGAGGGTGAGGGTCAAGCCGTCCTGGCTGATGCTGTACTCGCTGGTCGGCTGCACCACCCCGTCAACGGTCACCAGTGCCGAGGGCTTGTTGATGATCGAAGAGGTGAGGCCGAAGGCGACCTGGCCGCTGCTGGCGGTGAACAGGGTTTCTACCTGCACAGCGCCCTGAACGTAGCGGGCGTCGGATTCGGCCTTGGTGTAGCGCTCACCGAGCGCGCTGTTGATCTGGGCCAGGCTGTTGGTGACGACGGCGGAGAAGTTGGCGTTGTCGCCCAGCGCGGCCGCCAGCTCATCGAGGGTGTCGAGGGCCCCAGGGGCGCCGGCGATCACGTTGGCGATGGCCGCAGCGATCAGCGCCTCAACCGCGCTCACGGTCGGCCTGGAGGCCATGTCCGTGTCGATCGCATCGAGCGCCAGCCGCAGGCGCTCCACGTCAACAACCAGCTGATTGGCGACGTTGGGCTTGGGATACGACCGGTTGGCCGTGAGTTGCTGAATCGTCATGTCACACCACCACGACGCGGAGATTGCGGATTCGCGGCCGGTTCGCCGTGTTGCCCGTCAGCGTCAGCCGGACGCGGGTATTGGCGACCGTCACGCTGCTGGAGGTGTAGGCGTACTCAACCAGGCCGTCGCCCAGCTGGGCAGCTACCGGATTGCTGAGGGTCTGGAAGGTGCCAGCCGTGGCGGTTTCGTAGGCCGCTGCCACACCGGAGCTGCCGGGGAGGATGGCATCGAAGATCACCTTGATCACCTTGCTGGTGCCCACGGGAATCTGTCGGGTGACGTAGATGGCGCTTTCATCGAGGTCGCCGCGCACCTGCTGCGCGCCGGGGTAGAGCACGGGCGACTCGAACTCGTTGCCGGTCAGCCGGGCCACCAGGTCGAAGGTGTCGGTCTGCCTGGTGTCGAACCGGATCGGCTGGCCAGGCTGCGCGCGGTAGATGGTGCCATCGCCACGGCGGAACTTCAGGGCCAGGCTGGTTGCGGCGGTCGGCCGGTCGAAGGGCGCCACCCCGAGGATGTCGGAGATGTTGGTGGCGGGGCCCCCGCCCAGCTCCACCTCTCGGACGTTGCTGGTGAAGCGTGCGCCAACGAGACGGAAGCGCAGGTCTTTCTCCTGGTGCGGCGTCCAGGTGCTGGCGTTGCTGCTGCTCAGCAGCACACCCACGGTGTAAGGCTGCGAGGTGACCCACTGCTGCTGGCTGGCGTCGAACTTGCCCAGCTCAGCCACCGCGACGGCGTGGTCTGCATCGTTGGTGAGCAGCACCAGGGCGTACTCGCGGCTGCCCTCCAGCCACACGGGTGTGTCGAAGGTGGCCCGCACCCAGTTGGCGGTCACGTCGATGTCAGCCGCGCGGATGCGCGCGTCGGCCAGCACGGTCTGGGTGGGGATGCCGTTCTCCACTTCCCGGATCTCGACCTGCACCGGAGCGCTGCCGCCCTTGGTGGTGAAGGTGATGTCTACGGCGGTGACGTGCCGGCCCCGGGTGAGGGTGAAGGTCTGGGCGAGGGGATCGATCGGGCGGCCGATCGCCCTGGTGCGGACGATGCGGCGAACCAGGAGCTCGCCGCGGCCGGTGAACTGACCCGCGCCATAGGTGCCACCGCCGCCGGTGAACTCGACCAGCTTGGTGCCGGCCGGGACGTTGGGCGGGATGGTGAACTGCCCCGTCAGGATGCCGTTGCTGTTTGCTGAGAGTGGCATTGCTCAGGCCTCAGAGGGGGGTGATGTCGATGCCGTCGAAGCGCAGCAGAACGAGCTGCTCGCCAGCGCCAAACCCTTCGACGATGAACTCAACCGGGATCTGGCGCAGAAACTCCACTTCGGTCCTGGTCGTTTCGACGAGCTCCCTGGTGAAGGTTATCGTGCGCTCCTCGGTGCGGGCCGCGAGGGTGGGATCGATGAACCGCCGCGTCTGCTCCGTCACCATGTTCTGCACGACGGTCCACTGATCGACCGATGGGTTGAGGGTGACGAGTGCCGGCGGGGCAGCAAAGGCCTGGTAAGGGTTGATCTTCATGCTGCCGGTGCGCAGCCGCTGAACGATCAGGAAGTCATCCTCGTATGGCAGCAGCCAAGTGGCCTTGTGGTTCTGCGATGCGGCCAGGTTGGTGGAAGCGATCGGCAGCTGCAGCTCGCCGTCGATGATCACTGCGTCCTGAGAGATGCCGCCGTCGCGCAGGTCATCATCGAAGAATGGATCGACGAAGACGCCCGACTTGCTGGTGGGCTCGCGGCTGCTGATGTCGGTCTTGAGCCGCTCGATGGCGATGAGGCCGAACAGCTCGGCGATGGAGTTGCGGACCTTGCGCAGCTCGCCCATGTCGGTGACGCGGATGGCGTCGTTGTCCACCTTCGCCGTCTGCCCCCAGGCGTTGGTGATGGTGGCCAGGGCCAGGAGGTTATCGGGGACGAACGGCTTGGGGCTGCCGAACCTGGAACTCTCGCCCTTGATACGGATGAACTCGCCCGTGCTGTTCACCGCCAGGATGTCGGTCCTGGGCAGCTTCCAGATGTAGTCGACCAGGATCAGGGTGCCGGCCACTGCCCCGGTCACTGAGAAGGTGCCGGCCGCCAGGTTGATGCTGGTCGGTGTGGAGCTGGTGAGATAGCGGTAGGTGACGGAGTAGGTGCTGCCAGGTGCTGGTTCTGCACCGGCCGGCGACCAGCTGAGGGTGTCACCGACGAGCAGATAGTCGTTGGTGGCGGTGTAGGTGGTGCCGCCCTGGGTGACCGACTGGATGCTGAGGATCGCGGTGTCGGGCAGCAGGTCGGTGCCACCAGAGAACCCGCCCCGGTTCACGGTCACCGTCTTCTCGGCTGTGATCACCACGTCCTGAATGGACGAGAGAGGCTTGTAGTTCAGGGTGACGGTCTGAGCCGAGGCAGATGCCGAGGTCTTGGGCTCGTTGGAGATCGTCTCCAGGTCCGGGTCCTCGGCGTAGCTGAGGCGGGTGGAGGTGAGCTTGTCGACCTTGAAGCCAAGGACGTTGGCGACGCCATCGTTGACGGTGAACACCTGGCTGCCGGAGACCAGGCCGGCCGGCTGCACGTCCATCCCTCGGACGGCGTAGTTGCCGTTGCTCTCGCGGTCGTAACGGGCGATGAGCTGGAGCACCGGATCGAGGACCGGCGGCTGGGTCTGGGTGAGCAGCGACCCGTCGCGGACGGTGTAGACCGGGTAGAAGTCGCCGGGGAGGCCATCGCCGGACCAGCCCCAGGCGGCGAGGCGACGGAGGCGGCCAGCACCAGGCTCCTGGTAGTTGCGGGTGCCGACGGCCGGATCACGGAGGGTGGGGTCCTCGAGTTCGGTGATCTGGACGGTGGTGATGCGAACGCCGATCTGGAGCTCGCCGGAGACTGGGATGGTGAAGGTGGCAGCTGCCACCTCGCGGACGGCACCGACGACGTAGATGGCGCCGGCCTCCATCTGGGTGACGCCGGTGACGGGATCGATGATCGCCTGGGCGTTGCGGATGACCGCGCCATCCTTGAAGAGGACATCCGCGATCCGCTTGAGGCGATCGAACTGAGCCGACTGGATCTCGTTCAGCTCGGCGGACTGGAGGCCCTTGGCAGCGCGGAACAGGAGCTCGTCGTAACCCTGGGCTGCGTTGAACCGGTTGTAGTACTGAGTCAGGGTCACGGTTCAGGCCTCAGAAGGTGACGACGAACTCGAAGGTTTCGCGCGTCGCGGGATTGCGGTTTAGCCGGGCGATGTTTTCCGCCACCAGCATGGTGCCAGGGTTGGTGACCTGAGCTGGGGAGAAGTACATCTGACCCAGCGGAAGGCCGGCCTGCGTGGTGGTGCCGAGGAAGACGGCGGTTTCACGGATCTGCGCGTTGGGTGCGTCTTCGTAGTCGAAGGTGAAGCGGAGGTAGAGGTGCTTGGTGGGGGTCTGGGTGATGAGGAAGGACCCAGTGGGGACCACGATGGTCCCGGCTGGGTCTGGCGTGCAGTAGGCGGACTCGGTGAGCTTGCGATAGCCGACTGGCGTTACGAGCTGGGTCTTGGACAGCTGCTCTACGACGAAGGTGGTGTCCCAGGAGGTAAGTCCTGAGCCCCAGCCCATGAAAATGGTGCTGCCGCGGATGGTGTCCGCGATGGCCGTGCGGCCTGAGTCTACGAGAGTCGCCATCGCGTGGAGTCCATCAGTCTGAGTTTAGGGTCAGGAGCGAACGCGGAGCTTAGGGAAGCTGCGGATAGGCGGCTTTGGCGGGGGCTCGGCAGGGGCGACAGTGCCCCCACCGAAGCTGACGGCAACACTGGGACCACCATCCTGCACGCGCACGGCAGGATCACGGAACGGATCGCCGCTGCCGACCATTAGCCCGGCGAAGCTGATACCAGAGATGGCAATGCTGGTCTGCCCTGAGGGGCTCTGATTGATGACAGCCATCAGACCATGCGGGCGAGGAACATGGGGGTGGCAACGGTTCCGGCAGTGCCTGGGGTTTCAGCCAGCACTTCCCATTCTTCAGTGCCTGCAGTGACCACCAGCGTGTCGCCAGGGTCGAAGGCGTTGCTGGCGAAATGGAAGGTCAGACCGAAATCGGACGGCAGCGATTCAGCAATGTAAGGGTGGAATGGCAGGCTGTGGAATACGGGGTTGCTGTCGGCGGTGTAGGCGGGGTTGGCGGTGGCTGAGGCGGTGGGGAGGGGGATGAATCCCGTGCTGCCGTAATTTGATGTGCCGCTGTTGGACATCCTACCTGCCACTCCATAGGACAATAAAGTCCTGCTAAAAATGCCAGAAGCATAGTCGTTTTGATTGGCGCTGCCGATTAAATAAGTCCCCACTGCAATCTCCCGCCTAAGGGCAGGCCCACGATCGAACTGAATAACCCCAGAATTGCTATCAATAGTCGGCGCAACATGCACAAGCCCATTGAAAAACCCCTTGCTCAAATCCAGCCACGACTGCACCGTAAGCGCATCGTTGATAATCGTAAACGTCCGATCAACCCCACCGCTGCGCTTGATCGTGAACCAACTTTGATCCGCATCCACGCCAGATGTGTAACGCACCAGCTCCACAGTGTTTGATGTGGCAGCAGCGAACATCTGCCAGTGGTTGGTTGTTGCGTTTGTCGTGGTGGCGAAGAAGTCCAGATACTGCGTACCAGTTGGCTGATCCGTTGCAGCATTCCATCCCGTTGCCACATGCAACCACACGCCAGTGGTGGCAAACATAAACCAGTAGTAAGTTTTGCCGTATGCCTTGGTCCCGTCATACGTCACTTCCAGTACGCGATTCTCGATGCTGCCGCTCAAAAACGAATCGAACCAGTCTGTCATCAGCCCCGCATCGATGAACGCATCGCGGAACAGGTTGGCCAGTTGCGATGCAGTCCAGGTTGCTGTAGCGGTGTAGGTTTCTTTGGTGCAGGCCATGATCAGGAAATCCGGTTGTAAGTAATGAGCAAGTCGATCTTGCCTGCACCGCTGGCGCGGGCAACGATCGCATCACCCTCTTCCACGTTCAGCACTTCTTCGCGGCTTCGCACCACAAGCGTCTCGCCTGCCTTCACTGGCGACGCCTTCGCCATGTAGGTGTCCACACCACCACGGCGAAGCGCCACGTCTACATTAAACGGGTCCACGCCATCCACATTCGCTGCCGTAATCGTGCTTACCAGCAGCACTTGATTGCTGTTCGCGCTGTTGGACAGCGCTGCGGCAAGCGTCGTCGTACAGCTATACGGCTGGGTCTTCGCGTTGACTGACGTGATCGTTTCCGGGCTCTTGAGGTTTGGCGCCGCCATCAATCAGTCCCCAATCGAGTCTGCATACAGGCTAACCTCCCACCACCAGCTCTGATTCCACGGCGCCCACCAGCCTTCCCCAGACCGGCTGATCCTCAGCCCCACACTCGCGCCCGCAGGATTCAGCCACACGGCCGCCTCGGTCCACGTCCGCTCATCCCAGTAGCTGCTCATCTCGCTTGACGCACTCGTCGAGGTCAGCCGCGAGTCGCTCACCGACGTGTGCACCAGCGGATGGTTGGGCACATGCCAGCTGTCGCTCAGCAGGTCGCGGTCCAGCAGCCACCGGTCTGGGTACTCGACATAAGCGCCGAACCGCTTCGAGCTGGTGACACCCACTGTCGCCTCAGCCTCGACCCCCGCGCTGAACCGCCGGCCGAAGCTCAGCTGCGGCCACCCTGGTCCGAGGTCATAGACCCCGCTGTGGTCGCACAGCAGGCCCTCGCCCAGCAGGTGGTCATCGAGCAGGAACCGCCGCTCGTCATACCCGCCGTAGACCCTGAACAGGCGGCTGCGGATTGGCTGGCTGATCCGCGCTATGCCCACCAGCTGGCTGATCTGCCCCAGATCATCCGGCGCGGCCTCCAGCCCCAGCTGGTACTCAGCCCACCGCAGGGTCCCGGCCTCGGACTCCTCCAGCGTGGCAACCAGGCCGATCCATCCCAGCGCAATCTGCAGCGCTGCCGGCGTCCCCCGGATCCGCTGCCACTGCACACCCTCGACGATTGCTTGCCGCTGGTCTGACAGGTACGGCAGCAGCTCGCCCAGCCCGTACTCGAACACCAGCCACGGCACCACGCCGTCGGGGATGTTGACCCGCTTCGCGGTGCGGATCGTTGGCACTGGCCGCCCGACGCGCTCCAGGAAGCTGGTCGCACGCGACAGGTCGCGCTCCAGCTGCGTCGCATTAGGCGGCAGCAGGTCGTATCGACTCATCGATCACGACCCGCCAGGGTGAGCGTGATGGTGCCCAGTGCCGGCGCATCACTTGCCGAACAGACTACGTTCGCTGCTGGTGCTGTCAAGATCACGCGCTGTACTCCGGCGGGGTGCAGCTGGGCGATCAGCCAGCTTGTCGTCACGTCCCAGCCCAGACCAGCCTGGGCGGCGAAGGCGTCCCGCAGGCCAGCCTCAAGGCCCTGGAACACCGCCTCATGGGTCCCCGGATACAGCCACACCTGAGCCGTCACGTTGACCGGGATGATCGTCGCCCCTTCCACCGTCACGGTGTCGGTGAGCACCCGCACGTTATCGGCCTGCAGGCGATCGTTCACGGCATCGAGAAGGGCTTGGCTGGCCAGGCCGGCGCCACCGCTGGCCTCCACGAACGCCAGGATCCGTGCGCGGTAGGCCGCATCAGTCTCGCCCGTGTTGCGCTGCAGCCCGAAGTCGCCGCCAATCACGTCCAGGGTTTCGCCCGTCGCTGTCTCGACGTCGTAGGCCTCGTCGCTCAGGATCGACACCAGCACCTCGCCAGGCTCCGGGCTGCTCACCGCTGCATCCTTTACCCGGTCATCCGCCGACAGCGCCTGGTAGCGATACCAGGCCGCGCCGCCGGCGGTGCTGCTGCCCATGATCCGCTCGATGGTCCGCAGCCGCAGCGCCTCGTCCTCCTCGTTCAGCAGTCGGGTGACGCCATAGAACGCTGCCAGGTTGTCCATGTCCGCGCCGATGGCGAACCGCAGCAGCGTCGCCCGCAGCGCATCGTTCACTCGCTGGCGCAGGGTAAGCTCCCTGGCGGCTGCCACCTCCAGGATCTTCACCCCGGGGTCTGACTCGAGGATCTCCGTGTAGCTGGGATCGCGCGCGCGCAGGTCGGCGATCATCTCCTCGAGGATCGCTTCGTAGTCCAGCTCCTCAATGATGATCGGCGCCGGGATGGAGCTGAAGTCGATCGTCGTCATCAGACCACCAGCCCCTCAAGCGTGATGCGCTGACCGTTGACCAGATAGTAGCCAACAAGACTCAGCTCGATCTGGCCATTCTCGCTCACCGAATCGATCTGCACCTCGTCCAGCTTCAGCCGCGGCTCCCACCGATCGAGTGCCTCGGCAGTTGCCGCCACCAGCTCCGACACCAGGGACTGATTCACCGGCCGGTCAACCAGCTGCGTCAGCCGGCTGCCATAGTCTCGACGGTGCACCCTGGTGCCCACCGGCGTGGTGAGGATGTCCTGGATGGACTGGCGCAGGTGGTCGAATCCTCCCAGGGCCTCGCCCGTTGTCCTGCTCATTCCAGCCATGGTGCCTCCTCAGTTGGCGAGCGTGTCGGGGCTGCCCGCGACGATGGTTGCCCCGCATGCAGTCTGATCCCCCACGCGCGCCACGGGCCGGCTGTTCGCGGTGATGTCCGGGCTGCCGGTCACGATCGGGTTGGGCCCGTGGATGGGGCAGTTGTAGGTGTCGCCCACCCTCGCGGTGCCCCGATCGTTGGTCAGCACGTCCTCGCTGCCGGTGATGATCGTGCCGCCGTGGCTGCCGGCGTCTCCCACGCGCGCGACCTGGGGCATCAGCTCGTCGGGTTGAGGTGGATGATGCCAGCCTTGACGATCACCTCGCTGTCGCTGGCAGTCGCGTCGATCAGGTAGCGGTGCGCCGCCCGGTCGTACTCGATCACGGTGCCATCCTCGAAGGTCTGCCGCTGGATGGTCGGCTCGGCTGCGTTCTGGTTCTGGTTGCTGAACGCTGCGGGCAGGGCGACGGCATTGGCCAGCTCCCCCGACGGGGCCAGCAGGAGCATCACCTCGCCTTCCTCCGGCGCCCACCAGAACTTGTCATTGCCGGCCCGCAGGGTGACCCACGGAATCCAGTCGGTAAGCAGCTCGCCGTCCTGGAGCTCGACGCGGATCAGCGCCTTCTCGTAGTCGGTCTCCTTGACCACGCCATAGCGGATGACGTTGGCGATGCGGCGGCTGGCCTCGGTGTGCTCGAACGCACCGACGCCAGAGGTGATCTGGGTGTCGCGATTAACCCTGAGCACGGGCGACCTTCAGGTAGTACCGCACCACCAGGGGGAGATCAGCTGCAGCCGGTGGATGCTCCAGCTGGTCGGTGATCAGCAGCTTGGATGCCAGCAGCTTGACGGCCTGGGCCAGGGGGTGGGAGAGCTCGGCGGGCAGGGCGGGGACTTCCAGCTCAGCAGCGGCTGCAGCACTGGCGAGGGCGATGGCCTGCTCCAGCCGGTGAGGGTCGCCGTCGATGCCGATGAACTCCGCCAGGCTGGCGGCGCTGACGGCAGGCGGTTCTGCAGCAGGGGCAGGAGCAGGGTCAGGGGCCTTCTTGCGACGGGTGGTCATCAGTTGATCGGCTCCTCTTGAGAGAACAGCTCAGCCTCACCGATGGGGCAGGCGTCGCCGGTGTTGGTAGCCGGGCAGCCCGGCATGACTTGACCCCCAGGGTAGGCCCCGCTGCGCTCCAGGGGGCCGTCACCAGCCGCGGCGTCAGCATCCACATAGGGGTCGCTGCAGGAGCGGTAGGGGGTCATGTAGTCCACGCTGTAGCGCAGCGTGAGGGCAGAGGTGGCCAGGCTGCCCTCGAACTCAGGGTCGGCCATGTCCGAGTCGACGAGGAACGGATCGGAGGACTCGAAGCCGGGGATGGTCCAGGCCTGGAGGGCAGCCTCAACCTGGGCAGCGATCACGTCGAGGTCGGCGTCGATGTCATCGAAGCTCTGGGCGACGACAACGATCGAGACGATGCAGCGGCGCTCCTCAAATCCATTCCAGCCGGAGGAACTGCGGCGGAGGATCTTCTCCGCTTCGCGGGTGTGGACGATGATGGCCGGCAGCTCGGGTTCCTCGACCGGCATCAGGCGGCCGGTGTGCACTCGGTCTTCGGCCGCCGTGCGGTAGGTGGGCGGGCCAGGCTGCTGGCCTTGCGCGGGCGGTGGGGTGATGTTCTGCCCCAGGCGGGCGACGAAGGCAGCGCGAAGCTCGGGGCGGCGGGATGTCACGGCTGGATCAGCTCGAACAGCACGGCGTAGACCGGCAGCAGCAACACGGCAGTGAGCCAGATCGTGGACTGTAGAACCGCAGCCACGGCTGATACGACCGCCGGGGCGGTGACGATCAGCAGCAGGGTCAGCAAGGCGCGCTTCATGGCGCGACCACGGCGTTAGAGCGATGCAGCATCAGCAGCCAGCCGCCGTGGCCGTCAGGCTGCGCGTCTCTCACGCGGTAGGTGATGCTGCGCGCCACCACGGTGTCGCCCTGCTTCGGCTCCAGGGGGAGGTCTGCGCCGTTGATCAGGAGCACAGGTTGCGTTGACCGAACCTGCACTCCTGTCTCTGGATCGAGCGCAACGTGCGACGCCTGGAAGACGCCGCGCAGCTCATGCACGACCTGGCCGCGGCGATACTCCATGGGCTCACGATCGCCCATGGTCTGCACCACCGCGCGCAGAGCAATGCTCGCCAGGTCGGTTCTCATCAGCCGATCTTCACGTGAGCGAAGGCCTGGCTGGTGGTTTTGGCGGCAATGAACTTGCCCACTGGGTTGTGAGTCGATTGCTGCGGGGTGATGCGCTTGTTGGTGTCGTCCCAATACGCCACAGCACCCTGAACCGCATCAGTGCCGTTGCCAGTCGCAGCCACCAGCCCATAGACGCCCTCGGTGTCGATGTTGATCACATCGCCCTGCGCACCGTCCACGGTGCAGACGCCAAACAGCGTGCCCACCAGCACACCCTGCCCGCCGGTGCGGGCATAGGGCAGCGTGACTTCGAGATAGCGGCCGTTCTGGATGAACCCCAGACCGGTGCTCGGATCGTAACCCTTCATGATTCAGTCCTCAGACAGTGGTTGATTGGATCGGCTCAGATCAAGCGTTCACACCGCTGGAGCGGTAGAAGGCTTGGTGCTGCGGCACATGAGCGCCGAAGCTGTGGCGCAGGTAGGTGGTCACACCGTCAGGATCGCGGCCAGACACAGACTCGATGCTGGGCCCGCCTTCGCCTTCCAGGTAGCCATAGACCAGCTTGTCCACGCCGGGGTAGTCGCCCACGATGTAGTACTGGAGCAGGCTGCTCGCATCCAGGCGAGGCTCGACGATCGGCGTCAGCTTCCCGGTGAACGGGTTGGCGTTGCTCGTTTGAGTCGGAGTGAAGGGAGAGTTGAACACCTCGAAGGTGGTCTCCAGCACGGTCGGCAGCAGGATGTACCGCGGCTCCACATACAGCGGGTTCTTGCCAGTGAAGTCCTTCTGGTTGCGCATCTTCTGACGCGCTTCGGAGATTGCAGGCACGCCGATCACACCGGTGCCGGTGTTGTTGTGGTCAGCGTGGAACAGCGCCTTGCCGTCGCTGGTGCACTTGGCGTTGCTAGTGATCAGGGCCCACATCATGTTGGCCTCGAACGTGGCGACGCCGCGGCCCAGCACCTGGATGATCCGGGTGATGTAGCCCAGGTTGTCGTTGATGATCAGCCGGCGGCCGACCAGCACCTTCTTGCCGTACTCGGTCAGCTTCCAGCTGCCGCCCTGCTCTTGCACGGTGCCGGACTTGTACTCGCCCTGCTCCTTGAGCTCCTCAGGCAGCATCTGGCCGCCCACCTCGATCTCCTTCATGTCGCGGAAGTCGGGCAGGTTGCGCTGCTCCGCCAGCGGCCGCCAGGTCTGGCGCTCCGCCTCGTAGGCACCCTTCAGCGTCACGCGCTGGATGCTGGTCAGCAGCAGGGGGAAGTCGGTGGTGGAGTGCATGGCACGGCCGGCCAGGTCCTCCTTGCTCATCCCCTTGGTGCTCACGCCCGAGCGCTCCACGCACTCGCGCGCCATGTCCAGCAGGGTGGTGCCAAGGTACTCGCGGGCGCCGCCTTCATCCCACTTCCGCATGCCGGAGCGGGCCTCCAGGGCATGGAGCATCGCCTCGGCGCGCTTCTCGCCGTGGTCGGTGACAACCTCGACGCGGCCGTGCATGGTCTGCGGCTGGCTGGCCTGGCGCTCGGCCATCTTGTCGATGATCATTGCCCGGGCATCGTTGATCGGCGTGCCGTCGGTGATCAGCTGTTCGGCGAAGCTGCCGTCCAGGCCAGCCTTGCGGCAGGCGTCCAGAATGTCGCTCACCCGGCGGCGCTCACCAGCGCGCACCTCATCGGCGTTCACCGCAGGGGCGGCAGGGGCCACAGGGGCAGGAGCGGCAGCAGGTGCAGCAGCTCGGGTCTCGTTGTCCTGGGTGGGCTCGGGAGCCTGCACCCCATCAGCGGGAAGGGTCATGGATCGTTCCTTTTCAGGTTGGGTTGCAGGCGGCTCCTCGGAGCGCACCTGGGCCCCGGCATCAGCCGGGATCGGGACCAGCGAGAGCTCATAGGGCTCCCAGTCCACTGCGCGCTCAACCGGCACTGCGCCGGTCTCGTTACGCTCAGTCTTGTGGACCTTGTAGCCCACAGACACGTTGCGGTAGATGCCGTCGATCACATCTTGGAAGATGGGCTCGACGTCATCCCGCCGGCTGAACTTCACCAGGGCGCGGCCCTCGGTGCCATTCAGCCATGCTCGCTGCACCACACCAATCTGGCTGCGCAGCGAATAGGAGTCGTGCGCATCAAGCAGCGGGCCACCCTTGTTCAGGCGGTCGAGCCGTACAGCACCAGGCTGCAAGCTCAGCTCCTCGATGTAGTCTCCACGCGACCAGCTCGCGCGGCGCACCTGAGCACCGGTTGTCCACACCAGTTCAACCGTTCGCTCCTCGACGTTGATCGTCTCCGGGGCGAACATCGCCCTGGTCTGTAGCAGACCTTCGCTCATGTCGGCTCCTATTGCGTCTCGATTCTAAGCCGCACCAGCAGGCGTCACCTGCGGCGGCGGTGTTGCCTCATCCGGTGGCTCACCAGCAGGCGGCAGTTCTGAACCCATCGGCCGCACCTGCGTCAGGCCTGCAGCGCTCACCTTCCTCGGGTCGGTGTCCAGCACCACCTTGCCGGCATCGAGCAGGCGGTTCCATTCCACGTACAGCGCGATCACATCCTCAGGCTC